ATCTCGTCTGCAGCGAATGCAGCGAAGCTACCCAGCATCTCAAAGTCCAAACAAGCAATAACTATTTTAGGCCCCTATCCGGTCACTTACCACAAATACACGCAAAGAGAACTAATAGGAGACGGTGCAACCATAGTGGTTGGTGAGCATGCTGTTTTGCTCCCAGCAGGTGAGACGAAACCTCTTAAACGCAAGAAATGTGAACTAGATGAAAAGTATCAAATACCATCGCAGTCTGACTGTGTTACGTCATTTGAGACTCATGCGTCTAGACGCAAACCTTGTGATTATGAGCCTAGTCAAAGAGAGATTGAAGCCGTTATAAATAAGATGGTAGATTTAGTCGAACCTCCTCCGCCACCTTTCTTCAAAGGTCAGTTTCCTGATCGTCAGGAGTTCCATAAGCATTTTATATATGTTTTCCGTAACATTAAAAGGGATGCAAGTCCTGGAATGCCTGTGATGATATGGCATTTGAAGAATTCAACTCTGTTGGATGAGGAGGCGGCTGTTGAGAAAGCTGTTTGGAATAGATTAATACGTATTCTTAGTGTCGAGGAAAAGAAGTTTCAAAACTTCTCATCCTTTGACCTGATTGAACACGAGTTGATCGATCCTGTTCGTGTTTTCGTTAAGAAAGAACCTACCAAGATTAAGAAAATTAAGGAGAGACGTCCTAGATTGATATCCAGTGTAAGTGTTATTGATGCGATACTTTGTGCTATTGTATCTAATCCGCGCAATAAATATAAGATACTCAATTGGGCTTCACGGCCCCAGAAACCTGGAATGGGCGATCGGGATTCGGATCGGATTTTCATTGCACAGAGCATTAGAGGTTTTAAGCGCCCGATGGGAGTTGATATTTCGACTTTCGATTGGAGTGTGCGACCTTGGATGCTCAGGGCGAATGCCGATCTGCGTTGTCGTGATTGCCAATGGAAGGCTTCTGACTGGGCGGCGGTTTACACCCGTCGTTTTATGTCAATGATGTGTCGTACAGTTTATGCGCTGAATGACGGAACGCTCAGGGTTTTGAGATATCCCGGAATTGTTAAATCCGGTTCTCCCCTGACTTCTAGTACGAATTCAGACATTTCTATTTTCAATGCCACTCTTTTGGGAGTTAAGGCAATTGCCAATGGAGATGACTGTATTCAGGAATTTTCACCAAACGCTGAAGAATTTTATCAGAAAATTGGACAAAACTTGAAGCTTTACGACGATACAAGGTCGTTTTGTTCCTTGACTTATGAGAATTTCGATGCCCCTTGCAGAGAGGATTTCCGTAAGCCACTGTTCAATCTGATTTCAAACGAGGACTTTGCGCTTGAGCGAGTTCATCAATATGTTGATAACTTGCGTGGCTGTCCCAGGTCATTCTTCGAAGACAGTTTAAGAATTGTTAACGAGGTGTTACCGGTTGACTCGGCCGTGCGAGTTATGCTTAACAAAGCTCTGACGCCATCCAAAATTACGTATTGGTCTAATTATTATCTATAGCGGAAGCCTGTAATTATACTTTTGTATAATTACCACCATGATGTCGAGAAAGGAAGCGATGGCTCTGTTTAAGAATTACAAAGCTAAAGCAGATCGCAAGACCGTTGAGAAGTATCTTAAAGCTAAAGCTAAGGAGATGGCCAATTTGGAAGCGCAGGCAGCTGCGCATACCAATTCAAAGGCCCTCCGAGCTAAGATGCTTAAAGATTACAAATCCGGGCCTTCGCGTCCCAAACCGAAACCGAAACCTAAAGCCAAA